AAGCCCTTAAGGAGCTCAATCTTGATGCATCCTTAGGCTACGTATCAAAACGTTCAAATCTTTTTGGACGTAGGGATCCTCAACTCTATGAGTATCTCAATGAATACGTACGTACCTCAGAACAACAACCACAAAAATGCATTATCAACGCATCACAGAAAGATGAATTGCGATTGAAAAAACTTGTAGATGGTTTCGCAGTGTTAAAAACACCACGTCTGTTCACAGCATTCCCAGTGGAACATACCTACTCTTGCATTATTGCTTTAGGAGACTTTGTTCGTCAATTTTATGAACATAGTTTCTGCAAAGACGGCAGTATAAGTGCAGTAGGAGATGCCACTCAAAGTGGAGCATTGGCAGTATATAAATATGAATTAGGTAAAAGACCTTATAAATATTGTACTGACACAAGTGGACAAGACGCAAGCGTTACTAGAGAGTTTATGCAATTGGTTTACGCAAAGATCAAAGAGAAGTATAACCTCACAATTGAGGAAAACAATCTTTTTGAGACAGTCAGAGGAAATTCCATTGATAAATACACAAATGTAAATGGAGTATTATATCTCTTACCAACAGGATTGGGATCTGGAGATTATATGACTGTTATCGTAAACATAATGTGGAGACTGTATATGATTCTTGAGAACTATAAACACCCAATAGAAAATTATTTTCATGATAATACGACAATAATTCTTGGAGATGATTTAATAATGAGTTCTCAATATGCAGATCTAGAGTTGGATTCCACATACGCCAAGATTGAATGGCTTGGACGTCCTGGAACCTGGGAGGAGATGGATTTTTGTTCAACCAAATTCCACCCTTTCATCCATCATGATGCGAAGAAAGTTCTTTCAGTCCTTGATAAACGTTTAAAACGTACTTATCAATTTTCACCAGAAATGCAGATGCAACGTCTAGCAGGGCTATTACGGGTTTGTTCAACACGTGAAGTGCATGAAGAAATAACCCGAAGAATGAAAGAACTCCGTGATCATCATGGACTCTTTGTTGAGTACGAACAGGGTCATGTTAGTTATGAGACAGTGTATGATTCATATAATACACCAATACGCTTATACTAATATGGCCATACCGTCCTAGGATGACGTTAAACTCAGCTCGTCACCATTTTTGCTTGATGCCTGACTTTCTTTCAATTGAGGTAAAACCTCTAGAAGGTGGGATAATATTGTGAATTAAGTAGCAATACCACTTTTTAGGAATGAGAGTAACCAAATATTGATTTGGAATGAGGGCTAGGCTCACATACGTGTGAAATACAATCAAAATGGTGTAGTGTTCTATGTTTACCATACCGCTTTCCAGGGTGTAACTTAAATAATTAGCCCTTAATAAAAATATACGTATTTTTATTATTT